TCACCAGCTAGAGTCTGTCAATTTCATCCTATTGCACTCTCCGCTATTTAGAATGCGCTGCGCGACTTCATACACAAGGTCAAAAGTAAGCTGATCAGGTGGCTTTTTATTAAGTTCCTGGACTTGCTCGACGCTTTGCTTCAAAAGGCAAAAACATGCAACCTTGCAAGCCTCTGAATCTTTCGGATCACTGAAACGAATACGCGTTAAGCGGTTTTCCACGCTATCAAAGCAGACGATCCAATCTCCTGGCACAGCATTTCTATTAGGTAGTTCGCACATAAATTTTCTCAAAACAGTCCCGCTGGCTCTTCATCCAGATCCCAGCTGAAGATCAGCACCTCTTTGGCGTCTGAGCCTTTGCCACCGCCGACGGTATAGCGGATGTCGGTGGTTTCGATGTGGTAGTCCGCGAAGATCCGGCGGATGTCTGGGTGGTCGTTGAGGCTGATGATGGCCTTACCTTGGAGCTTGGCCAGCATGCGCGCCATTTCCTCGTACTGCTCTATGCCAAAGGGTACCCCATATCCTTCTGTCTGCCAGTAGGGTGGGTCCATATAAAAGAGGGTGTGGGGACGGTCATATCGCTCAATGCAATCCTGCCAGCTTAGGTGTTCTATAAAGGTGCTTGATAGGCGCAAATGGGCTGCTGATAGAGTCTCCTCTAAGCGCAGCAGGTTTAAGCCTGGCGTCGTGGTAGTCGCGGTGCCAAAGCTCTGTCCTTCGATGCGGGCTCCGAAGGCGTTTTGCTGTAGGTAGTAGAAGCGGGCTGCCCGCTGGATGTCAGTGAGCGTCTCCGGCCGTGTCATCTTGAGCCACTCGAATACCTGGCGGCTGGAAAGCGCCCATTTGAACTGCCGGACGAACTCCTCAAGATGGTTCTGAACGACACGATATAGATTTACCAAGTCGCCGTTGACATCGTTGAGCACCTCTACCTCGGCGGGCGTTGGCCGCAGGAAATAGAGCGCTGCGCCGCCTGCGAAGGGCTCAACATAGCATTGGTGCGGCGGCATCAGCGCAAAGATTTTGTCAGCAAGGCGGCGCTTGCCGCCCATCCAGGGAATGATTGGGTTAGCCACGAGGCATCTCCTTTGGTGGTTTGGAGCTCGTGGCTCTCTGCTGGTTTAAGTGCTTACAACGCGGGCACTTGATTTCGATGAATTGATAGTCGCTGGCGGTGGCCAGCTTGCGGTTGCACTGCTTACAACGGATTTCGATTAACACCATGCCAAGCCTTCTAACGTTCTAACGTTTGGCTTAGACTCTTTGACGCCTAGCTAGGCGGGGGAGTCTTAGGCCGACGGGCAGGTGTGCTGCTTGTTGGTGGCCAGCGCCGGTGTGTCCGCACCGGCGCTGGTCGCTCCCTTCTAAATTATGGCCCCTGTAAACGGGGATGATCGGGTGTTGATACGTAGCATCCAGTGGCAGAGAGCTATGTTGTATGGCCCCGAATGGGGATTCTCTGCCCTCACTCTTGATACCACTTGATTGCCTCCAGTGCTTCCCGATTTTCTGCCTCTAGGGCAGCGCGGATGGCATCTTTTCGCTCCCAGCTCTTCTGGTAGATGCCCTCAATGTGAGCCAGCGCCGTCATGGTCATCACGTCCATTTCGGTTGCGGTCAGCTTGCGTGTGACGTTCGACTCACCCCTGAAATCCATCCGCGTCTCGGTATCGCCAGCAGCTATCAGGCGCTGGGCTTTGGCGTTGAGGCCGAGCAGGTTGATCTGGTCTTGGGGGCGGGTTTGTACGGTGTCTGGCTCGCCTGCGATGTCGTATGCCAGGCCATCTGCGAACGCGGTATCGCGGGCTGCAACGATCTCGCGTAATTTATCATCAGCTAGTTGATCTATGGATTGCGGTTCCTGCTCGATGGGTTTGTGGAACCACTCGCCGTTCCGCCATTCCGGCTCTTCGTGATCGGGGCGTTTTTCGGGCTTCTCGGTCAAAAACATCCGCTCGGCGTCGACCTTAACCAGCTTGCCTAGCAAAAGGTGTTCGCGAGCCTGGTTGTATTCCTGCTCGCTGATTTCTACGCCACCTTCAATAGGCGCTTTGCTGATCTTATCGTTTGCTGCGAAGGGCATCAGGCAATCCTCATGTAGTAGGTGGCTTGGGTGTGTTTGACGTTGGTATGGTCGCCGGTGCGAGCGTCAGGCGAATCCGCTGAGTCAAAGTTAAAACTAGTCGCCGTTATAGAAGAAGCGCCTGCTACAGGCAGCGTCTTAAAGTCTTTCTCAGTGAGCGCGCCGCTGAATGTCGCTTGCGTACTATCAACAAACGGACCACCCGAGCCTATGATTTGCTGCATCTGGTCGTTACCAGTGGCACCGCTGCTTTCACCAGGCATGAGATAGCGGTTCTCAGAATTCACCAGGTTGACCGTCTGACCGGCCATAGGACCAGACACAATCTCAGCCGTTATCTCGATCAGCGATCCGCTGCCCGATACCGTCTCATTGGTCAGCAGCCCTTCGTTGTACTGCCCTGAGCCGTCCTCTCCAGCAGTCAACTTGATATACTGAACAGATCCCGAATTGCTGGGAGGTTCAACTCCTGCTAGGTGATCCCAAACTGGGAAGGGCTCGCCGAGGGCCTTTCCACCCGTGCGGATCGCTTCGGCTACTTTTCCCAGATCCTCATGATCCGGTGTCAAACCCGCTTCTACGACGACTCGCCGTAGGCTTTCGGTGATCATGTGGTACCAGTACGGCCCCGGCTTGGTGGCTGGGACACCCTGGGCGGGGTTACCGGCGGTGGGGTAGCCGCTGCTCGGGTCAGCGGGTGGCTGAGGTGCCGAGTCTGAAGCGTTGCGTTCGTAAACACGATCTACCATGAGGTTTCTCCATAGGCAAAAATGAGGACTGAATGGGCGGGGGCGAGGCGCTCGAATACGCATTCAAGGCGCTCATTGCCCCAAGTGGCCAGGGCTTCGTTGACGCCGCTGTTAACGGTCAGCTGGCGCACGGTTTCTTCGGCGGCGCGGACGGTCCAGGCCCAACGCCAGTCGATGCCGCGTATCGGCTCGCTGACGTCACTACCGACGGTGTGGGCGGTGTAGTCCTCGACCTCGATGTCGTAGCCGAGATCAGCAGCGAGGCCCATGAAATAAGGGCGGCTAGCACCACCGGTGCCGGTGAGCACGCGCACCACGGCATCTTGCCGCTCGCTGACGGTTTGCTCGCCGGTGACGCAGGGATCGGGCATGGCGGTGACCCGCTCCCAATCAGGCAACAGCTCCGACGTGGTGCGTGGGTCGGCTTCTTCATGCAACGTTGCAGCACGGCCATCCACGCGCGAAAAAGCACCCGCCCGCGTGTGGGTGAGCCGCTGCCATTGGCTATCCGACTCACGGGGCAGCGCTCGCCCTGGTGGTGCTAGGACGTTGAGCTGGTCGGTGTAGTCATCGCGGTTTAGAGCCATGTGATAGCCCCCAGCACAGCGATTTCATTGGGTCCATGCGTGACGTGGTCTGCTGGCACCTCCAGCTCGTGACGGCTGCTGCCGGAGGCGACGTAGATGACGCCGGAGAGCTGCTCGGTGTAGAGAGTGACCTCGGGCTCGGCAGCTTGGCCAAGGAAGTCGTTCAGCGCAGATTTCACGCGGCTTCGCGCGTCGGCGGTGTCCGGCGAGAGTCGAATTGAGAGATCCAGTGGCTTCTTGTCCAGCACCACGGGATAGAAACCCCTGGCGGTGACTGGGCGGACTTCGTCGACGTGCTCAAACACTGCATCCACCACCGCGGGTGTAGGGATGATGTCGTCGAGGTCATCGCACACAAAGCGCACGGTGACTTCGCCGATGTCGGGCTTGTGGCGAGAGACCCACACTCGAGTGATGTCCGGGTGGGCTTCGCGCACCCACATGATGTAGTCGTCGGCATTGCCGCCGTGGGGCTGGCGCTGGATGCGCTCCAGCAGGCGCTCGCGCAGACGTTCGTCGCTCTCTTGCTCGGCACCGCCGGTAAGGCCGTCATCACCCACGGTCGCTTCGCCGTCGATGCCGCTGACGGCACGCACCAGGCGTAGGGTTTCACCGGTGGCTAGATTGCCTTCATCGCCCGCTTCAACGGCCGTTACGTTGCCGGTCGCTTCGCCGTTGGAGTCCAGGGTGACGGTGTCATCCAACTTGTATCGGATGCCGTCTTGCTCGAATTCCTCACATGCAAGCAGCTGCGCCTCTGGGTTACCGGTGAGCAATACTGGGCCGGTGGCCGCGACTTCGCCCTGGCGGTAGATGCGCCAGATGCTCGCCCAGCGTTCCAGCCATTCGGCCTCGGCGGTGTCGATTATCAGCTGCTTGGCCAGCCACGACAGGTAGCCGTAAAGGCCGTGAACGGCCCCTGCGTCTACATCTGCAATCACGCGCAGCATGGCGCGGCGTAGCGCTGGGTTGGCGTCGGAGAGCCGCCCGCGCATGTCGGCGCGGATCTGTTCGGCCAGCTCATTTAGCGTTGGGGATTGCCAGGGCATATTAACTCCACACGTACTGGTAACGGTCGGCTAGGCGGCTGCCATCGCCGCGCTTGATGATCACTTTTAGCCAGAGCACGTCGCGGTCAAGGGTCTCGGCGGTGACGTCGATCTCGGTTGCCACGCCATCCTCCAGCAGCCAGTCGAGTGCCTCGCGGGCGTAGGCCTCGGCACGGCGGCGCACTTCCGGCAGTTCTTTTTCGCGGCCTAGCAGCCAAAGTCGACTACCCCAACGGTCGCCGTCTTCATCGGCGATGGCATCGGCCCACCAGCCACGGCGGTTGTCGGTGCCGTCGGGAATGATGTCGTCTGGCTCGGCGCGCCGGTCGCAGAGCAGCGAGAGCGCCACGGCGGTGCGCAGGCCGTCGTCGGTGGCCAGGTCGCCGTCGATGAGTGCGACGTCCAGCGCCTGGTCCAGCCAATCCAGGGTGATATCCATTAGCTCATCTCCTGGTTGGGCGCGTCGGTCGGGCCACCGCTGTCGTTTTCATCGTGATCGTGGCCGTTATAGGTATCGCGCATACCCTGCATGCTGCCGGTGCCATCGCTGACCTGGCCGTTTGCTTTGATGTTGCCGGTGGCAAACACATCGGGCGTATCCAGGGTGATCGAGTTGCTAGCGGTGATCGTCACCAGGGGAGCGGTGACCTCGACCGCTGAACCGGCGTTTAAACGCACGATGCGGCCCCGGTTAAACACCAGTTCATCGCCTTCATCCGTGTAGAGCGCTACTTCACCCTTGGCTAGGTTCCGCTTGCGGTAGCGACGGTCGGTGGCCACTAGTGCGACCAGGTGGCCACGGGCACCGCCCACAGCAGCAGCAACGGCTTCGGCCCCTTGCAGCGGGCGAGCGGTGAAGCCATAGGGCTCCATGTGTTCCACTTCGCGGGTTTCATCGCGCAGCAGGTCGAGCTGGAGAATTTGCAGCCCTTTGGCACTGTCGGTGCGGGTGACCACGGCGCGGCTGATCAAAAGGCGCAATCGACGCCACACCGGACCGAGCAGCTTGGTTGTCTCGCGGCCTACCATACGTCGCTCTCCCGTTCCGGCTCTGGTGCGGCTTCAATGTCGTAGCTACTTAGCGGGGCGACGCGGATCTCGGCACGTTCGCCGCGCTCATCAAGCAGCAGCTGCACTTCGGTGATCAGCCACTCGACGGGTTCGTCGAACATCCAGGGGTCGCGGATCGGCACCAGGTCACCGAGTCGCCACAGGCCTTCTTGATGCCGCCAGCCCGCCACGGTGTAGGTAATGCCGCGTGACTGCCCCCAGCGGCGGCGCACTTCCCATTCGGCGCGCTGGCGGCAACTGGCTGAGTCGGTGCTGGTATCGCAGAGCACCAGCGTCGGGCGGTAGCGCTTAATGCCTTCATCTTTCGCGCGACCAGAAGCCCCGCTGGCCTGTGAGCCAAACCAGGTGTCATCAGTAGCGCCTTGGCCCTGGACGATGACCTCGCCGAAGCGGTCACGGTCGGAAAACCGGCCGCGCGCCACGCGGATGTTCTCGCCCAGGGCCAGTTCGGCGGTGAGCGTGGCGCGCGGCGGGCGGGTCAGCACCAGGCGGCCTTGTTCGTCGGCGACTAGCAGCAACGCGCGGTAGCTAGCGATCTGGCCCAGTGCCTCGCCGAAGGTCTGGCCTGGCTCGACTTCAAGCGCCCTAAGCGGCGCGCCGACGTCGACCTCGGCGATCACTTCAATATCAAACGGCTCGGCCACGCGCTGAGCGACCTGGAGAACGGTCTGGCCGGTTTCCCAGGGCTGGGCGGTGCTTGAGGAATCAACCAGGTCGGCGGTTTTCGAGCGGCCAGAGACCACCAGGTTGTGCGAGCTCGCGTCGTAGCTGGGTAGCACGTCGTCAATATGGCCGGTGATCACCGGCTCGCCGTCGATCTCTACGACGACGGGCGCACCGGTGCGCAGGCGACGTGGCGCTACTGTTGAGCCGTCGCTCTTGGCCCACTTCTCGGAGAGCACTAGCTCGAAAGAGTCGGCCATCTCATCCAATGAGCGGCGTATCTGTATCTCTTTCCAGCCCAGGTGGCGGGTGCCGTCGACGATCAGCGCGAGTTCACTCACTCAGCACCTCCAGGCGTTCGGCGGGTACATAACCCGGATGGCGCACGCGGTTGCGGCTGATGATCTCAACGTCACGTTTGGCGTCGCCGTAGAGACGATGGGCCAGCACCAGCGCGGGCAGGCGCGCACCAGGTGTGTAGTGCTTAAGCGAGGGCAGCGCGGTACCACGAAGGCGGAGATCCTGCACGGCGGCGGCACGCAGCGTCACTAGGCGTTGGGTTGTTTGCGGCAGCGGCGGCACGCTGCCGCTGATCTGCTCGGTAATGCCCCGATGCACCGCGTCGAGCGTTTCGCTGGCGGCGTCGCGCGTGGGGTAGCTCCACTGGGCACTGGCCTCGGCAAGCTCGACCGCTGCCGCGCGGCGCACCAGGGCGACGGCGGCATTCTGGGCGCGTATCTGTGTTGCTTGGGGTAGCGGTGCGCTCGGCGGCACGGTGGCCACCTCGCCGTTATCAGTGCCAAACATCGCGCTATAAACGCCTAGGGCGCGGCCCGGCTCGCCAAACATGTTCTTGATCTGGCCAATGCTGGAAAGAATCGCCGCGCCCAGCTCGGCGGGGGCGCGGATCAAACGGCTGATGGTGCCGGTAACGCCACCGATGACGCCTTCAATCTCACTGATCGCGCCCAGGATGGTGGCTTCCACGGCCGCGACGCGGTCGGCGGCAAGCTCGACGATCTCGAAGGCGGCGACGAATTCATCAAGAATCGCCAGGCGTGACGATTCTGCCGCTGTGCCAACTACTTGCTGGGTATCCGCCACGGCCAGCGGGTAGCGCGGGGAGTCGTCAGCGCGCAAGACTGTCAGGCTCACACGCGCCATGCCGCCTTCGCGGGTGGTTTCGATGATGCGGGGGTCTTCGATCTGCACCACGCGGTGGGTGCCGTAGTAGCTGTGGCGCATCTCGAACGCGCCGGGCAGCTCTAGCGCGTCAGCCAGTTGGTTGCGCTGTATGTCGTAATCTTCGCCCAGCAGATAGCCGGTAATCTGCCACGGGCGCTTCTTGCGGCCCATGTCTTCCACGTAGGGCTCATCGCGCAGCGGGTATTCATGCACCTGCACCCGGCGGCCGGGGCTGATCGAGCCGCGCTCCAGGTACAGGGTGACGCCGCGAAACACGGCAGTGCCGTCGCCGATTCGATCACGCCAGCTCATTGCGCTATGCTCCTGTGATGCACGGAGGAAAATAAATGAAATGCATTAAATATTTGGGTGCAGCGGTGCTGCTCGGTACCGCCATTAACGCCGCAATAGCTGCGTCCGAAGAGATGACCCAGGCGTCGTTTGAAATCGACGCGCCTGTGGGCACTTCGGATGAGCAGATGCAGCAAGCGACGGACGCATTTGAACGGTTTAAGGATGATTGCCAGGGGCTTTTCACTACCCATTCCGAGCGCGTTCAATCCGCTAAAACGGAGCTTTGGGAGCCAATGCCATATCGTGCTGATGAGTACGACTGGGATTACGAAGTACGCTTCCAGGCGACCCTCGCCGAGGATGGCGGCGAAGCGGCTGGCCACACGCTGGATTACTACATGTCCAATGACGGCTGGTTGGCCCAAAAGGCACAAGCGGCAGAAATATGTGGCCATGAGGGCAACCGCGACCGCGACACCTACGTGCAATTCGAGAGCTAATCTCACTGCCACGTCCTCCAGTTACCCAGATCCACATCAATCTCCGGCCCGCCTTGACCCCGTTCAGCGCGGGCATCTTTAACTCGGCCGTCCTGGTCAACGAAGATCCTCAGCACGCTTTCTCCCGCCTCTCGGAAGGTGTCCACTGAGTTACGCCCGTACTCCATGACGGCTTGCTTGGCCGACTCCCTGGCCAGCTCTACGTAGTTGCCGATCTTGCCGCCGGTTTCGGTGCGCTCGACAGCGTCCTCGATCAGCCCGCCAATCCCCTGAGCCGCCAGCACGGTGCTGATGGCCGGAAGCGCGCGACCAACCGCGACGGTGGAGCTGTTACCAACTCTTGAGGCGGCGCTAAGCGCCTGGCTGGAGAGCCTGGGCTTTTGGGATGTGTTTGGTGCTGAGGTTGTGCCACCTGTGCGCGTAGTTGGCGGGGTGTAGCCCCCGCCTTTGCGGGTACCGCCCGTTCGACCTGGCGAACCACCGCCGCCCAGGGCACCCATGTTGGTAACGAATACCGGCACCGGGGCCATGCTGCTGGCGGCACCTAGCCCACCGGCGACACCGCCGGACGTTGAGCGGTTTCTCAGCACGCCCGCTCCACGCCCTAAATCAGCGCCCAGACGGCCCAGCGAGCGCAGCGCATAAAGCCCCGCCACGCCACCTGCGGTGATACCGGCAATCTTGAGCCAGCGGTCGACGGTCTCCTGGTCCAGGCTGTTCAGCGCATCGGCGGCGTCCTGGATGTACTCGCTCAAGTTGGTGTCCGCGAAGTCTTGCCAGGCGCTTGAGAGGTTGCGGACAGACCCGGCGGCGGTTTCGGCGGCACGGGCGGAGTCGGACATGGTCGTGGTGCCGTCGCCCTGCACCTGGAAGAAACGGTCCATACTTTCCACTGCGCCGGTGCGGTTGTATTCGCCCAGCGCGGCATTGAAGGCGCGCATGGCTTCTGAATCAAATACCTCAGAGAGTCGCGATGTGCGGCCATCCGCCGCTTCGACGATCTCGACCATTAGCTCATTGATAGGACGTAATACTTCGCGACCGCGCTCCAGTTCGTCGGGATCGAAGATCTGCACGCCACTTTTGCTCGCCAGCTCCTTGGCTTTTTCTGCATCCTGGAAGGTGCGCAGCAACGCCTCAAACGCGGTGGCAGCCTGTTCTGAGCTGCCGGTACCTTGGCGGATAACCTGAAGTGCTGCGCCCATCTCGCGAATGGCATCCGGCCCCTGGCGTCCCAGGGCGGTGTAGGCGGTGACAACACGAGGGCCAAGCGATGCGAGGTTCTGCAATGTGAACGCACCGGCTTTGCCCTGTTCGTTCAGGGTGTCGATGGATTGCAGCACAGCGTCCATGCCGCGTATGTCCATCTTCTGAAACTCGGCGAGGATTTCGCCGATGTTGCTGCCTTCAGCCCCGGTGGCTGATATTGCCGCCGCTATATTGCGGATGTTTTCTCGTGCAAACTCCAGGTCGCCGGTTTTCTCGACGATGGCTTCGATAGCCCCGGTGATTTGTGAGGGGTCAACGCGAAAGTCCGGCTCGCGGGCGGTCTCGAAGATCTGGCGGCGCAGCTCTTCCATTTCCTCGGCGCTGCGCTGGGACTGGATACCCAGGCGGGTGAAGCGTTCTTCCAAGTTGACCAGGTTGCGCACCGTACCGAATCCCGCCGCACCAGTGGCCAGCGCCACCCAGCGGTTGCCGACTCGGTCGAGCTGGCGGCCGACACCGCCGGTTACGCGCTGCAAGCGGGTCATGTGGCGTTGGCCATTGTTGGCCATCTGGCGCATGGCCCCCTCGTAACGGCGTGATTGCCGTTCGAGGTTGCCGCGCAGATCCATCACCACACTGGCGCGTAATTCGCTCATATCAACTCCTGGCCTGGTTCATATAGCCGATTAGCCGGCGCATCGTCATGCCGCGCTGATCGGCCTCACTCCACCCCGTGCGCGTCGCGATCACCCACATCAGCCTGGTCAGATGCTGGGCGATCGCTATCGCCTCGCCCCCGCTGCGTCACACCCTCCTGGGTTTGAGCAACAGCGGCACCGTCGAGCTGCTCGCTCTTTGCGAGTAGCAGGTTGAGGTCTTCGGGGTCGAGCCGGTGCATGAGCTTGATATCCAGCGGCCCGGAGACGTCGCCGATACTGAAGATCTGGCGGCGCAGGACCTCAACGCCGACGCGTGACGGGCTGACCACCAGCATCGGTTCGAAGCCACCCTCGGCGTTGGGCACCATCATCAACTTCTCGGCGGCTTCCTGTGCTTCGAGCACGTCGCCAGCGGTTGCCTCACGGAGAACCACATCCTTGCAAACGGCCTCGCCAATCTTGAGGCCGTGTATCAGGGAGACGGGTATTTTTGTGCCTGCCATTAGAGTCTCTCCACGCCCATGCCGCCCCAGTTGAGGCGTATGTTCCCTCCACTAATTTCTACCGGGTCGGTGACCGCAGCACCGCGAAGCACATATGCGTCGTTGGTATCAGTGGTGAAGATCACCGTGGCACCGGTAATACGCCCTAGGGCGATTAGGTCGGTATCAGCAGTGTGGCGAACGGTAGTAGTGAGCGACGGCGCCTCGGGGGTTTCGCGATGCCCTTGCGGTCCGCGTGGCCCGGTGATGAACTCACGGCTTACCCCGCCAAGGTTCAGCGTTGAGTCGACGTCGGTGAGTAGCTCCGAGCCATCGACCTTTACAGTGGCTTTGCCTGTCAGTTGCGTCATGATTTACGCACTCCTTAAACGGCGGTTAATAACGCGCCATTAGCGGCGGAATTGGGTCTGCATCGCGTGGATGCGGTACTGGCCAACGAGCTTCGGTGAGTCGATGACGTTAAGCCGCGCCTTGTTGTCGGGGTCGATGTTGGCGCTCAGGCTCTCGGCGTATCCCTCATAGTCCTGTGCCCAGCCGTTCTCGATAAAATCGCGGTAGAGGCCGAGCAGCTCGGACTTGCAGACGTTGGGCGTCATGATCGGCTGACCAGCGCCGTAGAGCGCGGCGTCTTCATCCGTTGCCAATTTGTGGCGCGGGTATTTGGAGAGAATTCGCGAGATCTGCTCATAGCGAATGCGCTCCAGGGTTTCCGGCGTCTGGATGTCCAGGTAGGCGTCCGACTCGATGCCCGCTTCGTTGACCTGGTAGGTGGTGATCTCGCGGTTGATCTGCACCGTGCCGTCATCGGCGACGGTAAAGGTGGCGATGCCATCGAATAGCAATAGGTTGCGCTCGGCCTTGGTCCACTGGTCTTCCTTGCGGGGGCCGATCAGGCCGGGCAGCGCCAAGTATTGCAGCGGGCGGGCAGGGTCATTGGTTAGCGAACCGGCGGCGACCATCGCGTACGTGACTGCCCAGAGGTAGGTGGGGCTAACCGACTTGCCGGTGCCCATTACTGACAAATGCTCGCCATTTAAAGCGCTGCCGAAGTCGCCGGTCTCAGAGAGCGTTCCCCGGTAAGCACAGAATGCGCGGCTGCCCATCTGCACCATCGGGCCGAAACGACGAGTAAGTTCGGTATTCAGCTCATCCAGGTTGGCGGTGTCGTTGAACGGGCACGCGATGTAGTGGTACCACTCATCGCCCATCGTAGCGATTGCATCGCCAATGTCCGGATTGCCGTCGCCGCCGGTTAGCTGGGTAATGGTGAACGTGACGCCGTCGAGCCCGCGCTCGCCCTTGGCGTTAAACACAAGGTGTATATCGTTGCCGGTGTTGCCTGCCCACTTGCAGTCCAGGTTGATCAATGAGGTGTCGGTACCGTCAATCGTCGCGGTGACGGGGACGCGGCCGTTGTCGTTGATCGCATCTACCAGGGCCTGGGCGATAGTCTCGCTAGTGTCGCTGGCTTCGATACCGGCTCGCACGCGGTAGCCGCCAATGTATAGCGCAGCGGTGCCGCCGCGTAGCGCGGTACCGGCCACGCTGATGGAGCCATTGGCTTTGGTGCCTGCTGCCGCGTCGTCAAGGGCGAGGCCGTAGGTTTCCATGTAGGGGTCGATTTCTAACGCGGCGCGCAGCATCTCGGCGATCATCGAGCCGCGCCCGTAGTAGCGGTCGGCCTGCTCGCCACTGGTCACGCGGTCAAGGCTCAGGGCGTCTTTCTCGCCTGAGTTGAAGCGCTGGCCCATGACCAGCAGGCGGGTTTGCCACACGCCCGAGTTAGCCAGGCGCGCGTCAAACTCGATAAACACGCCCGGAATGCGCAGCGCTGAGGGGATGTCGTTGAAGACACCGGCGGTGATATCAGCCATGGGTTACGACTCCTGCTCGCCAGCAGCGGCGGCGTTAGCGGTGGGTTTTGCGGCGGCTTTGGCACGGCTGGATTTCGACGGGGCCGTGGCGCGCACCAGGTCGCCATCGCGCAGGCGGCGGCGGATGTAGGGGGTATGCTCAACGTGCGCGCCCTCAGCGGGGATCGGCTTGCCGTTGCTCTCACGGCGCACCAGCAGCACGCCCTGTTCGGGCTTTTTGGCATCGCGCATGCGCGGTTTAACGTAAATGGATGGCACGGTTAGTCCTCCTGGGGTTGGGGTAGCTCGACGCGGCTCTCGGTGTCGGGATCGTCATCGCCGCCGACGTGGTGGGTGCCGGTGTAGAGTTCGAAGGGGTTGAGGTCGTTAACGTCAAACGCTGCTGGCCATATCACTTTCATCCGGAAGGCAGCGGCGTAAACCACCACGCCTTCCTTGTCGAAGTGATCGGCGTAGAGGTTGTCGATGCTCTCAAGCGTCAGGCTGCCCACATCGGGCACGGTGAGCGCATGCACGGCAGGAACCACGCGTTCGAGCAGTTCATAGGCACCCACTTGGCGGGTATTGCCCCGGCGGCGTTCGCGCTCGCCGCTGGCGTGGCCGGTCACCACGTACACCACGTAGCGGTTTTGAGTCGCGGGCTGGACCAGGTCGCCGTCACCGCGCGCGCCGCCCCAGGCGACAAACACGCCTGGCACCTTGCGTAGTGCAGTGCGCAGGGTCTTTTGGTTCCATTTGCCTGGCAGGTCTTCGACGGTCTTGACGTGATCGCCCAGCACGCGTTGGCAGCGCTCGATAATGGCGTCTTCAATCTTGGCCAGCATTAGAAGCCACCCCCGTTAAACACGCGGCGGCCGGTGTCCATCATGACGCTGCCAGCGCTTCCCGCTGCGCTTTCCGATGAGGCGATACCGAGCCGCACCTCGCCCTTGGCGACAGACTTCAGGAACTTCACCGCGTCGTTGTAGCGCTTGGTGACCTGCTCGGTGGCGCGGTCATCGGATAGCCGATAACGAGCGATGTCACAGGCGTAGGCGGTGATGATGCGCGGCACATTGGAAAGCGGCACGGTGTAGCCCGCTGCACTCACGTAGCCGTCGATCTCGCCGCTGGCGTCGGCAATAGCGCCATCCACCACAGGGGTATCAATGGCCAAGCCGGTATCGTCGGAAGCGAGGTCAAGCAGCTCGTTCTCGCCAAAGCGCTCGATGAGGTCCGTTTGAGTGCAGTAGGGCATGGGTTAGGCCTCCGAGCTGGTGGTGGCGTCATCGACCGGCAAGGTGCAGTCGGTCACTTCCAGGGCCGGGTCGTCGCGCAGTTGCGTCAACTGCGCTTCGCTCAGCAGCTCCAGCGCAATGCCGGTGCCTTTGCGGTTGAAGCGGTGGCCAGCACGACGGCGGCTTTTGACGCGGCGCTTGGTGCGCACGAAAACGCCTGGCGTTTCCGCCGTCGGCGGCAGCGCGTTGCCAGAGCCGTCACCCGTAACGGTATTGCCCTGGATCTCGGCAGGCTGAGGTGCTGGTGTTGCCGCGCCTGCGTTAGCCTGGGCTTCCTGATCGGCGGTGGCCGCTCCGGCATCCGCCGGTGTTTGTGTTTCCGGTACCGCCTCGGTAGGTTGCGCACGCGTAGGCTGCTTGGCCTTTGTCGTGGTGGTTTTACGTGTTGCCATGGGGATCTCCGTTGCGCAGTGCCCGCCGGGGCAGGCACTGCGAGTCATCACCGGTTAACGAGCGTTAGGCGCTGGCTAACCAGGGGTTGAGCACCAGCGTCGAGGTGTTGGCCCACTTGTTTGTCTCACCGCCAGCAGCCAGCTGGCTTTGCAGCACGGCACGGGCAGCGCCTTCCATCGAGTTGGGCACCATGGTGTGCGAGTGACGCAGCGCCAGGGGGCGGCCATAGTCGCCTTTCATCTTCGTCAAGGCCTGGCGTGCCGCTTCGTAGTTCTCGGGAGTAAACGGCTGGCGAGAGCGCACGGCGAGCTGCCATAGCCCTGCACCGGCGTTAACGCGAGCATCCACACCGAACAGGAACTTGTCGGTCATGAAGACCTGGGTATCGTTCAAGTCGGTGATCGAACGGAAGTTGTAGTCACGGCGCTTCTGGAACACGACGGACTTGATCACGCGGGTGTTATCCATCACGTACCAGGCGTCTCCCGAGCCGCCCATGTCGTTGGTCACTGAGATCTCTTGCCCTTTTTCATCCAGCACAGGGTGGTCGGCATCAAACAGCGGCTGGCCGTCGTAGCACTCCGGGTTGGCTTCCAGTACTTCCACGGCGAGTTCGTTGGGGTGCTCACGGCTGGAGCGGCCAAACTCTTGGAAAACAGGCGACCACAGGCCGTAGGTGTCGTCGTCGATGGCATCACGTGAGACGCCTTCGGTTAGCTCGAACTTACGGTTCCTGATGCTGAACGCGGCACCTTCCAGCGAGTGAACAACGCGATCACCCAGCCATTCACGGATGCGCGGCAGGCTCTTGAGGAACGGGTAGACCTCAACCGCAGTGGTCGATGGCACGGTGGTACAGAACAGCTCATAGAGTGCGGCCTGCTCACCCATCGAGCTAAAGCCCTGCTGAAAGGCGGCGTTGTAGGCCTGGAACAGCACCTTCAAATTGGCTTGAGTAAGATTCATGGATTCAGTCCTTATCAGGCGCTAGCGGCAACGCCGTTAGTCGGGTCGATGTTGACCCACACGCCCGCATCGTCGACGTCGTCGACAATGCCAGCGGGGGAGCGGGTAGCGGTGTCATCTGTCTTGGCCACCGTCTGGTTATCGACGATGTAACAGACCTTGCCGATATCAGCGGCGGTGATCTCATCGGCACCGGCGGAGTTGGCCAGGTGGAAGTTGCCGCGTTTCACTTCCACGACTTCGTCACCATCTGCACCGTCGGTGTTGTCCTGGTAGTGTTCAAAAACACCAGCAGCAACGAGGCCGGTGGCCGTCGTACCTGGCTCTGTAAAGCCAGTGGCATTGATGACGGCGATGGTGCCCGCAAAGCACTCGGCAGCAGCGGCGACTAACAGGCCGCGTGACAAGCCCAGGCGATGCGGTGTGTTTCGGTTTTTGGTTGCAGCGGTCACAGGGTGATCCTCTTGCCTGTTGGGTTAGTGCTGAGCCTGCTTATTCAGCGGGCGCGGGATTGGCGGCGCGGTACTGCTCAGCCGTTAGGCCCATGGACTTACACACGGCCAGTTCTTCCTTGCTGAGCTCACCGTCTTTGGTTTTGCTACCTTCCGGGGGCTTACCTCCGGTCTGCGTCGTCTTGAGAGCGGCGATACTGGGCGCGCCTTCCAGGTGCGCTTTACAGGCGGCAATGCCTTGCTCGCGCAGCCAATCTGCTGTGGCCTTGCCGGGAATGCGGCCGTCGTTCAGGCCTTCCTTGATCAACGCGTCCAGCTCAGCGGTGTTGCTGTTGGCTTTCAGCGCGGCCAGTTGGTCGGTGGTCTCTTTAAACACCGCAATGGGCACGTACTGGCTCATGTCCGGCGGGGTGTTAGCACTTGTCGCCTTCAGGGCGGCTACCGCTTCATCCGGTTTTGCGTCGTCTTTGGCACCCAATGCCTGGCGGAATGCGGCGGCATCGTCGGCGGCGGTTTTCAACGCGGCAATGGCGTTGTCGATCTGTTCGTCGGTGGCGTCCTTCGCCAGGCCGAGTGCGGCAATCAGTTGTTCACGGTCCACGGTGTCAGTCTCCTCAGAGGTATCGTGCGTTACCGACATGCGCGCAGCGGCAAGCTGCGCGGCACCTTCGTCGATGGCGGGGGTGTTGGTTAACGCCAGGTGCAGCAGGTCGAGCGGCACACCGTTGGCGTCGTACGGGAAAACAGGGGAGAGATAGAGGTATTCAGGCGGCTCGCCGTTTGGCCCCGGCGTGATCGCCGCGCGGGCTTTGGCCGTCCAGGCAATCGAACCGTAAAGGCCATCGTCCCGCCATTCGAGCGAGCGCGGGTCAACCCAGCCAGCGGCAGGCGCAGGCTTACCGTTCTGTTCGCTGTAAAGGGTTTGGTGTTCGTAGTCGATGGCGATGTCGGTACTGCGCGCAGCCGCCAGGCGGATAATCGCTTGAGCCGCTTCGGCAGACAGGTGCCACGGGCCAGTGCCCTCAGCAGCCCCACGCGGTGCGTGAAAGGTGCCAGCGGGCATCAGGCGCGTTTTGTCGTCGGTGATCTGCACACGGAGGGCGCAGACGGCGACATGGATGGCGCGGGGCTTGGTGTGAAGGCTTTGTGTTGTCATGCCCCCATGATCGGGGGCTTAGGGCGAGGCGTGGATTTAAAGCGCTTTAGGAGTTTTTTCTGGCGAGGGGTGGAGAAAAGATCCCTTTGCTGTTACTAAATAGACTGAGGTTGTCACATAAAGATGGGGGGGATATGCCAGACAGAAAAGCTAATATACTCATACTATGTAAAACGTATCCGAGCCCTAGTGCTAGGTATCAAGAAACATCTTGTGTAGCAGGGATGGAAGAAGACGGCTCTTTGATTCGCCTCTTTCCTGTTCCCTTCCGCTTGATAAGCGGAGATCAGCAGTTTTCGAAATGGCAGTGGATCTCGGCAAAGATTGAAAAAAGTCGTGATGATCATAGACCCGAGAGCCATAAGCTGAAGGTAGGCTCGATTCAGCTTGGCGAATCCATACCTTCTGATGGTGACTGGAAGAATCGTCGCCATTATCTTGAGAAGCTTCCCATTTTTGATAGTCCTGAAGACCTTGAGCTAGCACGTCAACGTGATGGCACAACTATCGGATTGGTTCGAGTACAAAAAATTACTGACCTTACGCTTACTGAGCATAAAAATAAGGACTGGACTGAAGAAGAGCGGTCCAAGCTAGAACGTAGCCAACTGTCACTACTGGAGGATGAGCAAGATGAAGTGAAAGTTCTGGAAAAAATACCGGTTGATTTTCACTATCAGTATGAATGCCCAAAACCTTCAGACGCTGCTCCTTTCAGGCATAAAATCGTTGATTGGGAGATTGGCGCACTCTATAGAAAACTTATCAGATCTCATGGAGATGAAGGCTGGAAGCGTCCTTTCAAACATAAGCTACTTGAGGAGCTGCCAGCCAAAGATTTGATGTTTCTGATGGGCACCGTGCACCGGTTTCCTGGTCAGTGGCTAATTATCAGCTTGATCTACCCTCCTAAACAGCCACAGCAATCTCTTTTTTGATAGCCAAATGCTTCACATGGAGATCGGGATTTAGCTTTTTGCCCGCCTCTGCCACAAACCTTCGGTGACAGAACATAACGTCTGCCTCAAAACATATCAGGCAGGCGTTAATCTCAGAGGCTTCGTCTGCCACATCGCGAACGACTTCTGACTGCGTCTCAATATAAGCCCTGAAATGCTTCGTATAGTTTGCCCAGTCACCGTCTTTCTTATATTGATCGCGTATAGGCTTAGGGCAGCCAAGAGCTTTGACGTGTTCGTAATCAATACCTGATGACCTGAGCTTTTCCGCAAAAGATGTTTTTGAAAAGCCTTTTTTGCGTGATACGGGAAGCTGGCGAACGTCCACCACCTTGTTGACACCTGCGTGCCGCAGCCCTTGTAGAAAGCTGTCTATGTCTAATCCTTCGTATCCTGCTGTGAATAGCGCCATCGTGTTACCTCAAAAAAACTACAGTATATATAATAGTATCTTCCATGCTCTGGAAGGCTTCGTCCAATGAATCCCTTTCAAAACCCCTAAATTGGAAATCTAACGCGGGTCTAACGCGCCTTGCGGGGAAAAGTCGGGCCAGCGTAGCGGGTGAGGGCTTAGCGGCGCTCACAGGGCCGCGTTGATTATTCGCCCAGTGGCTCGCCGAGGTAATCCAGCAGGGTCTCTATCGCGTTCTCTTCATCGTCGCTTGAGAAGCCGAGCCAGTTGCGCTCGGGTATGCCGCGTTCTTCATCGCCGAAGTGCATGCTGGCACCGTAGATGCGGTCGGTACCGTATTCGAGATAGTCCGGCCCGGCGTCATAGCGATTGGTGTCGCGCAGGTAGCCGTTGAGCACCAGGATCTCATCTTGCCGCTGGGGCTTGCGCTGGCGGTACGCGTCGGAGAGCGGCTCCCACGGGTCACCGCTGGGCGATACCTGCTCATCAAAGCGAGCGCGCGTAGCGCGGTCCAGGTCTTCACCAATCGCGGCCATGGCGGGCTGGGCGTCACGGCCTCGCTGGTTGAGTTCGCCCAGGGCGCGCATGACCTGCTTATCGTCAATACGGAAGTCGAGGGTAATGCCTGCCATTAGCTTTCCTCCTCACGACGATATAGGCGCACGCCTTGACGCCAGGCTTCCAGCGCGGCGGCATCGTCCAGCCGCTGGCCAGCCCAGCCATCGCGGCCCCAGTCGACCATGAACAAGCCTTCCTCGCCGCCTTCCAGCACGAAGCGCGCCAGGTAACGACGCCGCAGGCGCGGGCGCTCGCCGTCGATGGTTTCCAGGGCTGTCCAGATTTCGTCCGGCTCGCGCAGGGTGCGGGCCAGTGCGCTCAGGTTTTGGCCATCCCCTGGTAGTGACCAGTCGCCACGACCGTCGCGGAATAGATCCTCACTGATGGGCAGTGATTCCCCAGTGGCATCGGTAAAGCGCCGCACGTCTCCGCCCCGCCGGGTGCCGAAGACTTCCAGGAAGGCATCCACGTAACGCTCTGACGGTTGGCCTTCCTCCAGCAGTTCGGCTGTTTCCTCTCGATAATCGGGCATGTCGTCCTGTGCCTGGCGTGCGGGCGAAACGGTGCCGGAACGCTCCGGGAGTTGGCCGGTGGGCTTGGGCGTGATGCTTCTTGCGCGGCCGCTGCCAGGCCGGTGGTCAAAGCCGGGGTCGATGCCTTTGGGGACGCTCACCGTGCGCGGGTTGGGGCCGTTCTCGCCAATGGTGCGCTCGACGTACTCGATGTCGGGGCCTTGCTCGGACACCGTGTAGCCTTCGCGCTCCGCCTGGTGGCGGCTGATCATGTACTTTTTGCAGCTACAGCCGTAGCCGTTTTGTGGCGTCCAGACATCCCACCAGGGGTCATCCAGCGGCACAACGCGGCCATCGTTGGCCAGGTGCGCTGAACGCGGGTTCTCGCTGCCGCCGTGGCGGTAAAGCCCAAACGGCCGAAGGCGTCGCAGCTCCGGGTCTTCCATCTGGCGTTCACGCCCGGCGGCGTAGCTTTGGCGCAGGTTGGTGTCGTAGATGACGCGGGTGCGCCAACTGCGGCTGCCTTTGTAGGCCCAGCCGTGGCGCTCGACGATCTGGTCGAAGTCCTTGCGGAAGTCGGCAAGCGTCTTGCCTTCCTCAATCATCGTTTGGATGGAGCGCTGAAAGTCCTCAACGATGGCCTGGCGGCTGGCACCGGCGACCATGAACGCCTGGTCATTCTCTGCGCCGTAGACATCCGACCAGGTGTTGGTGGGGATGGCCACCTTCTCGCGCATGGCCTCAATCTGTTCGGCAAACGGTAGCGAGCCAAACTCGGCGGCAGGCATTAGACCCCCTCGATAATGTCGTAGCGACCAGCGACGTGGGCAGCGGCCAGCGCTTCGGTCATCACCTCGGCGAAGTCTTGAACCGGCAGGTCGGGGGCCAGCTCGACCAGGCGGTCGCGCAGTTCTTCCAGGCTTTCGACTTCATCGACTAATGCGCGGATACGCTCCACCCAGGGTTCAAGGGCGGCGTCGCCTTCACGCTGTAGGCGCTCCCGCTGTAAGTCGGCTGCATCGGGTTCGTCGCTATCGCCCAAGCGTAGCGCCGCAATGCGCTTGTGGGGTGCAGAATGTGCCAAACGCAGCGCACCAAAGGGGCTTGGCGATGCTTTTGGCATTAGCACCTCTTCGCCTTCGGCCGCTTTGGGGATGCCGCTTTTCTCGTGGAACCACCACATGGGGATGCGAGCGCCCATGTCGACGATGGTCGGCAGGCTCTTGGAGAGGCGTTCCAGGTCTTCGGTCTCGCCGGTGTCCAAGTAGAAGCGCGGAGCGCGGCTGGGCTTCTCGATACCGAAGTTGAGCGCCGCCATGGGCCATAGGATGTTCTTGCCGATGCTGCCTGCGTACTGGCGTGCATCCGAGCGGATCAGGCTCATTTGCCCGCGCTCATGCACATTGCCCAGGGCGTTGGTGTTGGTACCTTCGCCGGTACCGCTGGTGAGCGTGCCGCCCAGGATCGCCTTGGCTTTGGCGCGCTCGCACCAGTCCATCATGGCTTTGTACACATCGGCGCGGCCGCTAGCGGCTTCCAGGAATTCCAGCGACATACCGTCTGGGATGATGCCCGCCGCGTTCTGGCCCAAGCTAACGACGACCCGCAGCAGTGTGGCTTTCTCTTTATCGGTGGCGTTCTTCGGGTACTTACCGATGCGGGCGGGCATGCCGTAGATTTCGAGCAGTTGCGCCAGGTCGCCCAGGGCGTAGTTTTGAAACAGGTACGGCCAGGCCAGCATGCGGTGCAGGCCCATGCGTGCCACATAGCCCGCCTTGGCGCGGTGGCGGTGCTGAATCCAGCCCAGTGGCCATAGCTCGGCACCGGTGGCGCTCATGTCGCGCAGGGTAATGCAGTTCTGGTCATCCGGGTGCAGGCGAAACCATGAATGCGGGCGCAGCGTCGGCTGCTCGATGTAGCGCATCGCGCCATCGCGACCCCAGGCCAGCTCCAGGTTCGCCCAGCCGTGGCCGATGCCGGTGCCCAGGTCCAGGATCAGATCTTCCACCTCGATACCGCTGAACACTTCCGCCGCTTGCTCGGCGGCTTTCTTCTCGCGTGCATCCGCGCCGTCGGGCGGGACGATCTGCCATTCACGCTCTGCACTTAACTGGCGGCGCTTACCGAGGTCGGCTCCTATCTGCGGGTCTTTCTCCTCCATGTCGTCGAAGAGTTCTGACTGCGCTTTTAGGTCGCCTTGCTCGGCACTCTCAAGGATCTGGTAGAGCCGGTGCGGGTTAAGCCCCTTTGTGGGGTGCTCGGCAAATTCGCGCTTGAGCTGGCCAACGCGGGCATCTTGGGTCTGTTCTTCTTCCAGCGCTTGACTGCTTTCATTACCAAACAGTTTTTTGATCAGTGCTTTGGGGCTTACCATGCGCCGCCTCCTATACCGAATCCGGTGTGTTCAATGTCGTCGCTGTCGTCATCCTGGCGGGAAACACCAGGCAGGGGCGCGGGGGTGAAGTCGATGGGAGTCACGTCCATCAGGCTGGCGTAGTACGCCAAGGCCAGTGCGATGGCGGCATCGCCGTGGCGGCCTTTACTATCGCCGGTTTTGGCATCGGGCAGCTTGGGCACGCCCTTAATCACTTGCAGGGCGCGCAGGTCATCGACCACATTGCTGTCGCGAGGAAGGCTGATCAGCTCATCTTCAAACGCCGCTTTGAAAGGTGGCATGTTGTTGAGGTACCAGCTCTGGGAAAGCATCACGACGTCGACGATACTGCCGTAGCGTTCCGCTGCTTGCTCGGCCAAGTAGTTACCGTTGCCACGCCCATCCAACGCACCGCCTTGCAGCCGTGGCAGGCGATCAGCAATAAAGAACAACACTTGCTCTTGCTGCTTGTACGGGACGTTGCGTAGTTCGACCAAGAACGGCACCTGGCGCACCAGCTGCTGAGTGATGGCCATCGGGGCAATCACGGTTAAATCCCCGCTGCGGCCAAAGTCTTCCCCAAAGCAATGAGCCAACTTAGGGTCGAGTTTTTCCAGTAGTGGCAGCAGGTGTTCAATGCACCAGGCGTTGATCTCTAGGGCGCGGTAGTGCTCCGGTACCGCGTTGAACTCGGCACTGCCTTCAAAGCGAACCACGGGGGCCTCAACCATGCGCGCTTCGATCATGGCGCGGGAAAGGTAAGCACCGCCGCCCGCTTTGGGGACGCAGTAGTACTCTTCCAGCGCGTCTTCCCGTGTGGCCGTATCGGCCAGCAGGTTAGCTTTCCACTGTTCTTCGGCTTCCAGGCTCCAGGGCTTGCCACGCACTTGGCAAATACGCTGGTACAGCCCTTGCTCGCAAGCGTCATCCAGGGTGATGCGGTGAATGCTATAGCGCTTCTTACCGGCGCGGCTGTCCTGAATCAGCTCATTGAACAGGTTTTCGACGCCGTTGTGCGTGCTGATCAGACGCACCTTTGAGCCCCACATGGTGAGGGCGAGCGCAGCTTTGAGCACCTCTGCCAACTGGTCGTGGTGGGCGGCTTCGTCAATAGTGACGTTGCCTTGGCGGCCCCGCATGTTGCTAGGTCGTGAGCTAAGCGCCTGGATCTTGAAGCCGCTGGAAAAGTGGATAGTGAAGGTGAGGATGTTTTTATCCTCATCTTCGTAAAGTTCTTCCTGGATGTGCGAGGCGGCGCGGTTGAACGCCTTGGCCCACATGGCGCAAGCATCGATAAACTCGATGGCCATGTCCTTGTTGGAGCCCACATAGAAGTGATTGGTGCCACCGGCGACCTTGGATCTACTGGCCGTTAGCACGCCGTCCGCCGCTTCAGCCCAGGTCAAGCCGGTACGGCGACTCTTCTCACCAAGCTTTAGCTCAGATTCGTCTTCGATCCAGGCTTGCTGATAGGTCAACAGGACGGATTCAGGGAGCGCGGAGGTCATTTGTTTAATAACCCCCGAACTAAAGCGGCCACAACAATTGCCCAGCCGAGGCTATCACCAGCATTCACAATGGCTTCTGCAATGGTAAGTTCTTCCATTAGGCAATCCCCAGTATGTCGCGCTTGATCGCGTCGATGGCGTCGCGGCTCATGCCCTGTGTGGCCATGCTGGTCTCGGCTTTTTCCGCTGCCTCTTTGGCGACTTCCACCCGTAGCTCTTTCGCCCATTTTTTCTGGCTAAGCGAGACGCGGCCGATGTCCGCCAGTGCCTTGGTCACGCTGCTTAGGTGCTTGGCCGCCACGTCGGGTTCGTGCTCGGCTTTACGCATGGCGATTGAGATCCGCAGCAGCTGGTCTTGCACGATGCGTGCGGTGGCGTCGATAAGATGGCCGCTTTCGTCTTCGCCTTCACTGGCCATGGCGCGAGCTAGCTCGGTGGTTTTACGCACGTCGCCCATGGCCTCTTCAAACTCCTCCTGGAGATCCTGGCCATAGCGATGCACGCTGGATTTGGAAACGTTATACCCGCGCTCGCTGAGCCACCCGGCTAACGCTTCGTAGCCTTGAAAGCCGGTAGATACCAGCTTCTCGTTTAGCTCTTCGCGTACTTCTTGGGGCAAGTCGAAGACTTTATTGCGAGGCGGCATGGTTAAACCCCTGGGCGCGGTTTGGCGACGCCGGGTACGTTGGCCAGGCCTTCAGCGCAGTCGGCACCGCGACCGGTCAGGGTGATCAGCCAACCGGCGCGGGGCTGCTGCACAATCACCAGGTCTTGTTCTTCCAGCCACGCCAGATCGCCATGTAGCTTGTCGCGGCTGACGATGTGGGCATACGCGCCTTTCAGCTCATCGTTGAGCGAATACTCGTTAGTCGTGAACTGGTTGCGGCGAGCCAGAATGCGCAGGATCGTCAAGCGACGGCCCTCGGTTTCAAAGTCGTGGTAGCTCATCGGTTTTTCTTCTCCGTCAGCAGGTATTCGTGCAGGCGATTGAGCAGCGCCGTGGTGCTCTGCATCTGGGCGTTGACCTGGGCCATGCCACGGTTCATTTCGGAAAGCTCGCCGCGTAACGCCTCGATCTCGCTATAGCCGGGTCGGTTATCCAGCGTTTGTTCTAGGCGTGAGACATGCTTATCCACCTCGTCCAAGCGAGTGTTCACCTGCTCGATGGCGGTGCCCGTGGCACGGTGCTTGTTAGTCCAGTACACGTAGACCGCCACGCCCGCCATAAACAGCGCCTGGACAATATCGAAAAACAGCTTGGCGGCTGCCCAGTTGATTAACTCCATGACGTTCCCTTTGGTTGGTTACCCGCCAACGCGCTTGACGATGGCATCCATAAAGCCCGCCTTGGGCGCTTGGCCTGCTGCCACTTGTTTATCCTGGCTGCGCTTATGCACGTTAATGCCGAGTACGGCCAGGGCTATGCTCCACAACCCTAGAAGCGCTGACAGCACGGCACCTAGCGCACCCACTACGGCAGCCAGCTCGCCGGGAGAGCGGAATGCCACCACGCCCAGAATGACGGTGAAGCCGGTCATCTGGATAAACCAAGCGGCAGCAGTCAGGTACCCATACGTAGGCCGCCAGCGGCGTACATAGGCATCGTTGCTGGCCGCTTCAGCGCGCATGGTCTTGTTCACTTCGCCCAGGCGTACGCTTTCCGCTTCCAGCACCATGCGGGTGAGTGTTTGCTGGTGTTCGTTTTCAAGCTTCTGGAGCTTGACGTTAGCCTCGGGATCGCGCTCAAGCATCTGGGTAATTGATTCGGGGTTGGCATCGGTGCCTAGCGCTTTAGCAATCATGCCGATGGCGGCTCCAGTCGCCGGGGTGCCGATCAACGAACCAAGCAACGGCGCCCCCTTGGAGACCGCGCCGCTTAGCGCTTCGGTGTCGATATTGCCGAGTAGACCTTTCAGGCTCATTGCTCACCCGCCCCAGCGGGCAGGGCCGCTTGTGCGTGTATCCACGTGGGTGAAGGTGTTGTAGCGGCCAACACTGGCATCAGGGTGCTGGGTTTCGATGTATTCGGCGACCTCTGCGGGGTCAACGCCCTGCACGCGGATGTCAGCTGCGCGGCCTAACAGGTGCTGGCTGGCAGCAGCACCGCCTACCTTGCGGTTGTAAGCTTCACAGCGGCAGCCGCTGTTGATGGTGACGGGTACGTCAAAATGGGTGCGGATGTCTTCCAGCAGCACCAGGGTTTCAAGGTCGACGGTATCGAAGCCGCAGCCGCATTTACACGCGAACTCGCGGCGCTGGAAATGGTTGGAAAGATCGTTGCGGGGCATGGGAGTGAGCCTCATTGCATGGGTGGCTAAAGCACGTTGCAGTGAGGTTCAGGTTAGAGGGGTTGGGCTAGGCGGCGGGAATCAAGCGGTTTAGGAGTTTTGGTGCCCCAGAAAGCAAACAACCCGCCGTGGCGGGTTATGGATTCGTTTTGTATTCAACGCGCTTGGATGATCGTTTCGATTTCATCAGCCGTTTTTTTCAGTTGGTCGCGGTCAGGGTTGGCCAGAAAAACTTGCAGCTTATCGAGCACTTGATCCAGTAATTCTGTTTGCTTAGTGCGCTTCAGCAACTTCTCTACTTCTGGCTTCCAATGCTCTAAGGTCGCCCACTCTTCCTTCGGCAATGGTGTTCTGTGCTCTGTGTAGGAGATACAGCGCCAGAGGATGCTATGCATACCGTGCACGGTGGCAATATCAAAACGCTTTTCACGGCCGTAAGCAATGCGCATTTGGTTATGAATACTCGCTTTCTCATTGCCTTGTTGCCACGTGGACAACATCTCTTGAAAGATGGCTTCGGCTTCTTCCATGCGGCCTGCTTGCTGAAGGTAATTGGGCAGGCGCAGATATCGCTCAATAGGGTAATCGGTTCGAGCTTCCACCATCATTGCATAGGCTTTTTGAAGGCGCTCCACAGCCCCTTCAAAATCTTTTTCATTAATGGCGGCGGTGGCCTCTTTGTGCAGTGAGCTTATGGTTTCATCTTGTGCCGTTGGAGGGCTTACAGCCACATTTACATTCATGGCCTGTCTAGGCTGTGTGTCCTTTGGTTTTTTTAAAAGCCATTCTTGTATCTTTTTCAACCAGCCCATAGTCAGCCTCATTTTTTTATAATCGTAGTTAGCTTAGCCTTTATCATGATCAGCGAACAGGTCTGACTGCAAGCGGGCGCGGGCGAGCTTACGCTGCTCAGCGAGGATGCTATAAATCTGCGCCTCGGTCAGTTCGTAGTCTTCGACCAGCTGGGGGATGTTATCGCCGCTGTGGCGCTCCCAGATCTCCCGATCCCGCAGGGCGCGGTCGAGCTGGCGGCCCTGGGGCACGTAAAGACTCCGCCCACCCGCAAACGAACTGATAGCCCGCACGGCGGCAAAGGCTCGGCGGCGGGCTATCTTCGGCTCATCACCGGCGCGGATGTGGGCGTTTTCGACCACGGTGAGCATGTCCGAGAGACCTTGCGGCCACTTCTTCAAGATCTCGGGGTCCAGATAATCCAGCGCATCGTTGGGGATGCCGAAGCCCAGGTCGAGGTTGTCCTCATGCTTATGCGAGGTCATCGGGATACCGTCCTTGCCGCTTGGCGTCGATGATCAAACCGGTCATTAGCCGATGGAGCTGGTCATCATCTAGCCAGTCCACCCGCTCAACGTTAAACATGCGTTTGGCCATGCTGTCGGCGTATGCCCAGGGGCGCTGAGCATGGGTCAGCATCGCTTCGATCTTGGCCATTACGTTCTGGCGCGAACGCGGCGTGCGCGGTGCCTTCCGGCCTGCTTTCTTTGCGGGCTTCGGTTCAAAGCCCAGCCGCCGGAACTCATGCATCACACCGCCAACGGTACGATTTGTGAGTTCTTTGGCACTGCTCACGCCTGCGGTGCGGGCGAGGATCGCGCGATAGTCTTCATCGCTTAGCCCCAGTTGTGCCTTTGCGATGTGAATCTGGGCCAGCTTGCCTTTGCTGATCATGACGACACCTCATCGGTTTTCAGCTCCAGGTCTGGGAAGTGCTTTTTAAGGTGGCTGATCAGCGTGCGCGGGCTTTTCCAGTAGGGTATGACTTGCACGGTGCGCAGAGCCGTCATTTCGTCCGCCTTCTTCTTGCCGAACACCTTCTTAAGACTGGGGTATTCTTTGAGCTTGCAGGGGCGGAAGCGGTGCGGACAGTAGAAGCGCCCCTCTGGGTGCTCCGGCTGGCCGTGTTCGTCCACGGACATCCAGATACCCTTGATCCAGCCATCTACGCCTACACGGATCACAAGCTTCTCGCCGTCTAGGCATTTACTGAACGTCACTTCATGGCCATCGGCCAATACAGTGGCGCTGCCAAAGACACCCGAGAGCTGCTCTTCTAGTTGCTTCCATTTAGTTGTGCTCATACTGACTCCGCTGGCTGTTTGCGCTGTTTTGCTCTTTTTCGGATCACCGATGGCAGCTGCTCATAGCAGGCCTTGCACGGCTGAATGGTTACGCCGCGCGTTAGGTAAAAAAACTCGCTATCGTCCGGCCACCATTCGTCGCATTTCGTGCATAGCTTCTCTGGGCCGATATCGGTCATCGCGATCTGTGATCGTTGTCCCCTTGGCATAAATCGTCTCCGGGCTGCTCATCAGTGCCGGGCCACCACGCCCGGCAGACGCCCCGTATGGGGCGTTTCGCTATGCTCCGACCTTTAACTTCTTGCCATTCACTTCCATGTTTTGAATGGTGATACCTTGAACTGGCTCATGCGTTAGGCTGCCACCCATCCAGCTACCACTTTCAGGCTCAATCACCAGGCGACATACCAGGCCGTTGTAGGTGCCAAGCACTACTTCGCCTGACTTATCGAGATCCTCCTTTGGCTCCAAGCCCAGCATCGTTTTAGCTGCCTCATCGCCATAACAATCAGCTAGTGCTTTTGCGGCAATGATCGGCGCTGCCAGCGTGGTGAATGCTTGGCCGATTGCTTGCTTATCCACGACGACATTCATGCTGGTGATTTCAACTTTGCTCATGCGGCACCTCGCTGATGGGTGATGTAATAGCGGTACTAGATGCCCGCCATCGGATCGGAGTAGCGAAGGTAGTCGTTGACGACGTTGACCCGTGGGCCGTACACCCGCCGCGCGACAGCAAGCGCTGCGTCGCGATGGGTGGTGCCCGTGGCGCGTTGGCCGCGCAGAATGGCGACAAACCCGCCCATGGCGGGGCTGACGCGGATGGATGAGGCGTTGTTGATAGCGGTCATGATGCGTCTCCCATCTGCTCAAAGGCCCAGCGCCAGGCGCTATGCTTCCAACCCTTACGCGGCGGATTGGCCTTGAGCCATTTCTTAGCTTGCGCGGCGGTAATGCCGCGCTCCTGGAGCTTGTAAAAGAACTCGCATTTGCTAGGCATGGCTTACACCCCCGCGATATCTAGGCTGATGGGTTTGTACTGGTCGGTACTGCCGACTCGCTCATAGATACGGATGTAGCTCTTGGAGCCAGTCACCTGGATGGCATCGCTAATGGCATCCATGGCGCGCAGCCAGCGTTTGTCCTGAATGTTGAGGCGGCGCAGGCCGAGCACCTGGCCGGTGCGGATGTTGCCTGCCTGGTCGACGCGGAAGGCGTCCTGAACGATGGTGGCCACCTCGGGGCGGGCGTCTGTTGTCCAGTCCCGCAGGCACTCTTCAATCAGCCCTTTGGCCGCTTGCAAACGCTCATCGAAGGTGATGTTTTCGGAGATGGCGCGCAGCACTTTGTATTTTCCACAGAAGCTGACCAGCTGGATGTTGCCTTTCTTGCCACCGATCTGGACGTCGTACTCCTGGGCGGAGGTCTGCACAAAGGCTTCGATCTCGCTGAACACGTCGCTTTTGAAGTCGCGAAGCTGATCGCGCAGCTCACACGCGCGGTCAATAATCGAGAGCACTAGCTCATCTCGTAGCTGGTCGATTTCTTTGATTTGCTCTTCGGGCACCAGTCGGCCTTTGGCATCCATGCGGAAGCCGTCGGGTACTTGCTGTGTTTCATTCGCTTGGGCGTTCATGCTTGGCTCCTTTCGGGTGTGTTTAGGCCTGCCGGTAGCGCAGCTACGTGCGTTTCGGTCAGCGGCTCCAGGCCACTGCTTTTCTCGATACAGCGCGAGCACATGGCGGCAACGCGGCGATGCTCGTAGAGGCCGCACCACTCGCAGTGGCCCTGGCTAGTGACGGCGTAGAACTTCGGCGCGCGGTTGTAGCGCGCGACGCCGATCACAAAGCGGCTATTCACCAGGCCGGTGAGGATGTGGCGCACTGCGTCAGCGTTCAGGCCGGTGGCGGTGCATAGCTCATCGAGCGTGGCACCGTCGTTGGCCTGTAAATGGGAGAGGACCATGTGGCTCATCAGGCACCTCGCTTGGCAAAGTTGGCACTGCGATTACGGGCGTTGTGCCGGTGGTGGTGCAGCGGCTCGACATAGGCACCGTTGCGCTGCTGCATACGCGCCACCGCCCGCTCGTCCTGTTCGGTTTCACAACGCCAGCGCTCAAGCAGGTCGCGCCAGTCCCAGTCCGGTACCGAGCTTTCCTGTGCAGCGGCTGGCTGCTCGGCCAGGCCGGTATCCCAGCGCTGCCAGATGCGAAGCACAGCGGCTTGCTGGGCGGGTAGTAGCGGTTCCGGCTCCAACGCCAGGCGTTCGAACTGAACCGGGTTGGCCAAGTACTGCGCCAGGTTGACGCCGTGGCGGGCCAAGCGCAGTTGCACGAAACGGTCGGCGTATTGCTCCAGGGTTTCATCGCTGTAGGTGGTCATTGGTCGTCTCCCTTGCTGGCAGCCCCTTTCAACAGCTCCGATAAGCGCTTGGGGGCATTGGCTTGCTCAGTCGTTTTGGCGTTGTGGCGCTGGCCCTTTTGGACATTGGCCACCGTGGATTGGCGGTTAGCCATACGGGCATGTTCGGCCAGCACGTCATCGGTCGAGCGCTCTTGAAACGCGGCAGCGGTGGCGCGATTTGCAGGCGTTTTGGCACCGCTGCGCTTGGCTTCTTCCTGCTGCCTTTCCTGCTCACCGGCATGGCGGTCGGCGCAGCGGGCGACGACTTCATAGAGGTAGCCGTGGCCGCTTAGCGGTAGGCCGCTGGGTGGGCTTTCCAGCATCTGGTCGAGGGCCATCACCCACACCTTGAGCGGTGCTTCCCGCGTGATTCCCTTACGCTCGATCACGCCGCTGGTGATCGTGTCTTTCAGCTCGGTTAGCAGGCGGGCGCTCTTGGCGCTGGCCAGCGCTCGGCTGGCAGGCCGGAAAAAGCCGAGGTAGCGCACGATACGGCTGCTCAGCATCGCGGGCATATCTAGCGCTGCCGCTAACGCTAGGTTGTGTTCGCCCTGGGTGACGAAGGCGGCCATGTCGGCTGTCATGCCGCACTCGGGGCACGTCGCTTTAAGGGTCATTGGTCACCTCCGTCCTGGTTGTCGGGGTTGTGGGGGCAGCGCTGGCAGTGCTGCCACATGCGCATGGCCATGGGGTTGTGGGTCGGCGCGGGGCGTGCGCGGTAGTCGCGGCACTGCTCGGCGCTGATCTTGATAGCAAGCGCCGGGCAGTCGAGGCCGTCGAGTGCTTCAAGCACCTTCTTTTCGATGCTCGCGGTGGAAGGGCTGGGGTAACGGTTGGCCAGTGCCAACGACACCGCGCTACGCGAGACGCCGATGCGCTCGGCGGTGATCTTGCGATTGGTGGCGCGCACTTCGTCTGCGAGCAGCACGATCCAGCGCGGCACGTCGTCACCCCAGTTGGAGATGTCGACGGTGCGGGTACGGCGGATGATGTCTTTCATGGCTCACCCCCTTCGGTTTTGGTGACGCGGACGTACACCACTTCACCGGTGTTGGGGTCATAGAGTTGCTTGGTGCGCTGGATCATCGGCGCGCGCGGGCCTGTCCAGCGTGTACTGACCAACCGGTAGCGGGTCAGCACGCCGGGTGAGCCAGGGCGGACGATGGCGACGTACTCGGCCGCTGCCAGAAAGCGCAGGTATTCGTTGGCCGTGGTCTCGGCGATCTCGACCTTGGGCGTCGTGGCCGCATCCGCCAGTTCGCGGGCGGTGCAGTCGCCGACGATCTTAAGCGTGCGCCACATCTGTTCACGGCCAAGGCCACCTGTGGGTGTGGAGCCGTCTTTGCGCACGCGCGGGGCTTCCACGCCGACGTCTTTTTCAAGCTTGAACTGCACCGGCTCGCCGCTTTTGCGGGGTACATCGAGACGGGCGAGGTAGCCGCCTTTTTCGAGGCCGTTCAGGTAGTCACGTACGCGGCCCTGGCTGACGGCATCCGGCATCAGTAGCGATACGTCGACCGTGGTGATGGCCAACCCTTTGGCGTGCATGTCGCGTAGGGTTTCCCAAATGGCCTGGCGGTCGATGCGCGGCCCTTGGGCGTTGAGTTGGGGTTTACGTTTTGCCATGCCTTAGCCCCTCCTCGCCGGTGGCTGGCCGGTGTGGATCTCACGCTCGCCCCATTCCCGCAGGCCGACAACCGTCCATCCGTTGGCGGTGGCTTCCGAGTTGATCTGGTAGAGGTTGACGGCGACGCGGCGCAGGCAGCCTTTAACGCGGTCGTTGACGGTTTCCAGCAGTTCGTCTTCGATCTCGATATCGGGGTAGCTTTTGTCGGCCAGGGCGCGCACGTCTTCCAGGCTGGCGGCTTGGGCGGGCACCCATTCCAGTACGCGGTTGTGCAGGCGCTCCAGCCGGGCCATTGACGCGGGCACGCGCTCTTCACCGATCAGGATTAGCGTCCCTTGGCTGGCGTTATAGATGTCGGTGAGGACGTTGGCCGCTGCTTTATCGATCACGTACTGGACGTCATCAATGATCAGCGGGCGACCCGAGCGGGAGAGTTGCTCGGCGATCTGGTCGACCATCTCGCTCAGCGTTTTCATGGGGATGATGCCCATCTCGCGCAGTACGGCGACCACAAAGGCTTTCTTGGTCCAGCTTTCGCGGCACTCGACGTAGTAGGCGCGGTGCATGTTGGCGGCGTAGGCCGCCGCCAGGCTTTTGCCGTAGCCGCTGGGGCCGTACATGACCACCAAGCCAGGCAGCTCCGGTGGGCGGTTGGCGGCGCTTTCGACCGCTGCCGCAAGTAAGCCGACGTTGGTGAGTGGTACAATGGTGTTGACGCTCATAGTGCTTCCTTATTCAAGGTTGGGGTGTCATGGGCCGTGGTTCAGACGGCCCGGCGGTTGCGGGTGGGTTGCCGCCCACCCGCATCCACTTCTGCATCCATCACTTTGGCGATGGCTTTTAAATCACTGTGGTGCTGATAACGTTCATGCCATTCACGGGCGGCTTCAGGCACTTCCTCTCCTTGTTGCAACTGTCCATCCAGCTTTTTCCAAAGCCGGTACCGCTCCATTTTGTTGTTGGGTATCTGAAAGCGAGTGCCTTCATCCGCCAATTGCTTGGCGTAGGCGCGGCCTGCGGCTGACTGCTTTTCGTCCGAGTAGCTGGCGGCGGGGGTAATCGCGCGGATCTCGACGTCGCTGCCGGTGATGGTTTTGGCTTTCTGCGCCAGGCGGTTGAGCTGGCCTTTCTCGCGTTTCTCGGCGGCGCGCTGGATCATGCTGGCGGGCATTGCGGGGGTGGCGTTGCCGTCTAGCTGGGCATCGCCCAGGTGTTCGCCGTCCAGGGTGTAGACGCCGACGCTGCCGGTGTCGCGGTAGTCCCACGCCACGCGGATCTCTTCGCCGTGGAAGTCGCGCAGGGCGTCCATAAAGTAGGTTCCGCCGTTGATGCGAACCTCGCCACGGTTGGTTTTGCGCACTTCTTGCGGGCGCATGAGCGAGGCGACCACATCACTCGGTGCGGTCAGCGCTTCAAAGCCTTCGGCCTCGGCGTTCTTCCAGGCTTCCATGGGGCTTTGGTGGCGCAGCCTGCCGCTGTCCAGGTCGCGAATTTTGCTCAGGCCCGAGTGCGGGCGGTGGTTATAGACGTCCAGGGCGTCATTGAGCCGGTCGAAAAACTCCTGGAACGTGGGGATCAACGCAGGCTTGAGGCCTTTCTTGATGTCGCGGCGGCTGAGCTTGTGCGCCCTGGTCAACGCTTCTTTATCCATGTCCGCGCCGATGTAGCTGCTCATGGTCTTGGCGAGCTTGACCAGGGTGCTTTGGTGGGCGCGCTCGATCACACCGCGCGCCTGGGAGTTGTATGGCAGCGAGTGGGTGATGGTGCCGCCGAGACGGTCGACCACTTCATACACCGTGGCGTTATCGAAGCCTGAGCCGTTATCGACGTAGAACAGATTGAACATGCCCGCGCGGCTGACGGCATCGCGTAGCGCATCCAGCGTGGCCAGAGTTGATTCGGCAAGGTTCAAGGCAAAGCCAACGATGCGGCGCGTTGCCCAGTCGATGATCAGCGTGACCTCGGGGCGGAACGCTTGGCCGGTCAGTGGGTTGATCACTTCGGCGTCGAAGGTATGGCCATCCGCGACCCACACATCGTTGGGCCAAAGGTCTTTGCTGCTGCGGCGCTTGAACGGCTGGAGCGCTTTGATTTCATGCGCGCCCATGCGGCCACGCTCGCGGGCTTCCGGGCTGAGCTTGGCAAGCCAGCGGCGCACCTGGTGGATAGAGGGGTGTGGCGGCGGGGTCTGTTCGACCAGCATTTGATAGGCCGCTTCCACGCTGGGCTTCTGAGGGCGTTGGTAACGCTTGAGAAAATCACCAGCCCAGGGCGGCATGCTCATGTCTGCCTGGCGGCGCTTGGGGGCTAGGCCACGCTCGCCGTGCTTTTTAAAGTCGCTGATCCAGCGCTTTAGGGTGCGTTCGCTGAGGTTGCGGGTGGCGGTCTTTCGGTCGTTGGCAAGCACCACGCGCTCTTTAAGGTACGGCGTTAGATCGTCCTCTTTGGCATGGGCGACTAACGTTTCGATGGCGCGCTGCTGGCTGACCATCCGGCTCATGCGTTCGATCTCGCGAACGAACGCCACGCGGGCGCTCATTACCTGGCGCTGTGCGTCGGTCAGCTGCTGCTGCCCTGGGCGCGGGTCTTCAGGTGTTGAGGCTACGGTGCTGGCGGGTGCGGGCTCGGCGTTCTCCGCCTGTGCCAAAAGCAGCGCGTTCTGGGTGTCGGTAGGCAGCACGGCGAAGGCGTATTCGACGGCCTTGCTGCCCATGCGCTGCTGGCCTTCCCAGCCCTGGCGTTCAGCGGCTTTCTTCACGCCTCGCTCTGTGCCGGGCATTCCAGGTAAACCGGCCAATTCTTTAGCGGAGTACCAGTTCATTGGTCATCCCCCATTAGCCGCTTGAGTTCCTTCATGTCTCCTTTGAGCTTTTCGAGCATCTGCTGGCGTTTGCCGTACTCGGCGGCCAGCGCTTCACGGCCATAGGCCACGCGGCCGCCACGCAGGTGAACGATCCAGTCGGTAAAGGCGTGGCTCTGGCAGACTTCCTCCAAAAGCGGAATGCGATAGAAAGGGATGTTGTGGTCGCTACGCCCCGGCGAGCTCCACGCATCCAGCATGTGCTTGGAGACGTCGTCGCCAGAAAGGCGGCTCATTTGTGCCGCGACTTCGTAACGGTCCACGGGGCAGTCTTTAAGCACTACGCCAACCAGCTCGCTCACCTGGCTGGCGTAGTTGCCACTGCCCGGCAAGGGCACTACGGGGGCAGGCACTTCGAAGATGTCTAGGGTTTGGGTATCTTTGACGCGCCTCATGACTAAGCCTCCCGCACCATTTGACGATGCGTAGACGCGTTAGAAACGCTAGTATTGGTGTTGTCGCGCATTGACTTCTGACATAGCTCGGCACGATTGGGGCGTTCACGGCACGGCGTACCGTTTGGGTTCCAGCGCTCTGGCCAAATAGCTTGAGGAGTTAGGCCAAGCTTTTTGGCGATAGCGCGTTCCATGCGTGGGTAAGGGGTGTACTTCGCCATTTGCACGGCATTGCCGGTGACACCCAGTTCGTCGCTTAACTTTCGCAGGCTAGAACCCTGGCTGCGGAGTTGGTACTTCAGCCACTCCCAGCGCTGGGTAGGATTGATAGGAATTTCGTGGTTCATGGCGTCACCTCGGTGGCGTTTTTTTGGGGTGTCTAACCTGTCGTTCCCCATAAACATAACTCCACATTCGGAACATATCAATCCTTTTACGGAGTTCTTTTTGTCTCTTATTTGGGGTTATTATCCCTTATAAGGAATTATGGGTTAATATCAATGGCTTACGAAGAATCAGAACTGAACAAAAATGCTGATGGTTCAGTTCCGAATCCCGATAAAGGAATCGGAACTCGCATTTCCGAGATTTCAGAAATGTTGGGAGGGCGCAAAAAAGCCGCTCAAGCCGCTGGTGTTGCTCTATCGACATTCCATAGGTGGCTCGCGGGTGACTCGATACCAGCGCTTGACAGTATTTCCCGCCTGGCACAGAAAGCAGGGGTCTCGCTTGATTGGGTGGCCACAGGCGAAGGGGCAAAGCAACTGGGCCAGAGCCCGTCAATTCCGGATACGGAAGTGCACGGCATGGAGGATTACGCCTTTGTGCCGCTGTATGACGCGCAGTGCAGCGCAGGCGATGGAGCCTGGAACGAGAACTGTCGTGTGCTAACGCACATCAGCTTCACGCGCTACTCACTGCGCAAGCAGGGCCTGACGCCGGAGCACCTTTCAGCGATCCGCATAGACGGCGACAGCATGGAGCCGATACTGCACAGTGGTGACACCGTGCTGATCGACCACACCAGGACAACGATTGAGGGCGAGGGTATCTATATCCTTCGCCTGGATGGACACCTCTACGCCAAGCGCCTACAGCGTAACTTCGACGGCGTGAGCATCATCAGCACCAACAAGGAATACCGCGAAGTGGTTGTGCCGCGTGACCGCTTGCACGAACTGGATATCATCGGGCGGGCCGTGTGGTCTGCGGGGTGGTTGTAA